GGCCTATGCGCTGCTGTGCATGGCCAACACAAAGATCTCTGACATCATGACTTGGGACGAATCTGGCAATGTGACGGTTAAGGCTGCACACCAGATTCCTGAGCATGCACTGACCGCGATCAAGTCCATCAAGCAGAAGGTTGACCGCGATGGCAACTCGACGCTTGAGATTGAGCTGTATGACAAGGTCGGGGTGCTGCGCATTCTGGCCAAGGCTTCTGGATTGCTGGACAACCCAGAGGAATCTGACAAGCCATCGGTGATCGGGATCAACATCAAGTCCCCGGTTAATGATATTGTTGACTTAAAAGGTGATTGACATGGATCTGAAGCTGTTAGACCGGATCATTGACGTGCTTGACCTGGAGCTGGAGATTGACCTGGACGACTCTGAATGGGAAGTCATTGTTGACAAGAAGCTGACGTTATTGATCGACCTTCGCAAAATCAAAAAAGGATTACATGAGCCGAACTAAAGAGCAATCTGAGAAGGCAATGCCTTCGACTGGCTTGAACCTGGACTTCAGCAAGTCGCCTGCTGTCTGGCAGTTCCTGCAGTCCAACGCATTTGTGCGTGGGATGATGGGGCCGGTGGGGTCTGGCAAGTCCTATGCGTGCGCAGCCGAGATTATGATGCGTGCTGTCAAACAAAAGCCCTCGCCCATTGACGGCATCAGGTACTCGCGGTTTGCCATTGTGCGAAACAGCTACCCAATGCTGAAGACCACAACGATCAAGACGTGGCTTGACCTGTTTCCTGAGTCCACCTTCGGCCCAATGCTGTGGACGCCCCCGATCACCCATCACATCAAGCTGCCCAGCCGAGGTGATGCGGCTGGGATTGACTGCGAGGTGATCTTCCTGGCCCTTGACCAGCCCAAAGACGTGCGCAAGCTGCTCTCGCTTGAGCTGACTGGGGCTTGGGTCAATGAAGCCCGCGAATTACCCAAGGCTGTGATCGATGGATTGACCCACCGTGTTGGCCGCTACCCCACCAAACGGGATGGAGGTGCTACCTGGTCTGGGATCTGGATGGATACCAACCCGATGGATGACGATCACTGGTGGTTCAAGCTGGCTGAGAAGGAGAAGCTGACTGGCCAGTTTGCCTGGAAGTTCTACAAGCAGCCTGGTGGCGTGGTGCCGGTCGACTCTGAAGATCTGCCGGAAATGCCCGAGGCCAATGACCACATCTTTGCGGCCAATAAGTGGTGGAAGATCAACCCCAAGGCCGAGAATCTGAACAATTTGCCACCTGGTTACTACCTGCAGATGCTTGGCGGTAAGACCTTGGATTGGATCCGCTGCTATGCGGGTGGGGAATACGTCTATGTCCAGGAAGGCAGACCAGTCTGGCCAGAATATAACGACGCGACCATGTCCGGCGACACTGAAGTGCACCCAAATGTGCCAATTCAGATTGGCCTGGACTTCGGTTTGACACCGGCTGCCACCATTGGCCAGCGTATGCCCAACGGCCAGTGGCAAATTCACCAGGAAATTGTCACATTTGACATGGGCTTGGAGCGTTTTGGTCTGCAGCTGCTGACCGAATTGAACGCTCGCTATCCAAACCACCAGGTGATGATCTGGGGTGACCCGGCCGGTATGGCTAGAGACGCCATTTATGAGGTCACTGCCTTTGATTTTCTGCGGACACTGGGGCTCAAAGCGCAGCCGACAGCGTCCAATGACTTCAAAGTGCGTCGTGAGGCGTCGGCGGCCCCTATGCAGCGCCTGGTAATGGGTCAGCCTGGACTGCTTGTCAATCGGGAATGCAAGCTACTGCGCAAAGCCCTGGGCGGCGGCTACCACTTCAAGCGTGTTGCGGTCGGTGCTGGCCATGAACGCTTCAAAGACGCGCCAAACAAGAATGAGCACTCGCACATTGGTGACTCATTTGGCTACCTGATGCTGGGTGGCGGCGAATACAACCGCATGACCAGGGCTCCACAGCTTGGAGGCAGGGCTCCAACAATGGCAACAGCAACACTCGACTTCGATATCTTCTCATGACAGACTTGATCGACACCGTTAATGAAAAGCTGGCTTGCACCGGCATTTACTTTGAGCCAATCACTGACTGGCACATCGAGCGGCTGTCTCAGTGGGTGCGATCGCCATTCCCTATTGATGCGATGGACACCATTCACTTCAACATGGAGCGAGGCCCAAGCGGTGCCCTGTACTACAACGGCAAACTGCTTGGGATTATCGGCGTTGTTATGCTGTGGAAGGGTGTCGGCGAGGTGTGGACGATCATTGATGACAGTGTGAAGCAGCAGTTCAAGCGCCAGCTGATTGTGGGTGTGAGGACTGCTCTTGATATCGCTCAGCAATCGCTTGGTTTGACAAGGGTTCAAGTGGCAATAGAATCTGCAGCAGATTATTCACAGAGCTGGCCGCTGGCGCTTGGCTTCACGCTTGAGGGTGTGATGCAAAAATTCGGAATGGACGGCTCAGATTACACACTTTATGGGAGGATCAGACCATGCCAGCACCAATCGTCGCAGCTTTGATCGGAGCGGGAGCCACGGCCTACGCTGTGAACCGTTCTCAAAGCGCAGCCGAGAAGGCCAGAGCCCAGGCAGCCGAGGCTTCGGCCGCTGCCATTGCCAATGCAACCAAAGCGCGTGAAGAGGCTGCAGCACAAGCTGCTGCTGCACGTGAAGCCGCTGCTGCGGAAGCTGAGAAAAACAGAGCTGCTGCAATGAGTGAGGCAGAAAAGACCCGTGCGTCTGCTGCTGCAGCTGCTGAAGCATCAAGACTTAGTGCTGCCGAGCAAGCAAAATTATCCCGTGAGCAGCAACTTGCTTTAGCCGTAAAACAAGGCGAAATGACTGCAGCTCAGATTGCAGCCCAGCGTGAGGGCGCTGCATCTTCATTGGCTCAAGCAAAGCTCACAGCAGATCAGCAAGCTGCAATGATGCAAACGCTTACCGCCCAACAAACCGCTGCGGCAGAAGCAGCCAAGGCTCAGTTGTTCCAGCAGCAAAAGCAGTACGAAGAGCAAAAATCAATGATGGAGAAGCAGGCCAAAGACCAGGCTGCTGCACTTGATGCTGAGCGCCGCAAGATTGCTGAGCGTGAGTCCGCACAAATGACTGCACGTCGCCGTGCCGGCCGCAGATCTTTGCTGTCAACAGCCAGGATGACGCCTGAGCTTGGACTGACGTCGCCAACAACAGACGAAAACCAGGTGAAGACCCTGCTCGGAGCCTGACATGGCCGTCATTCAAAACAGAAACGTCGCGCTGGAAGAGATTGATGGCGAGTTAGTCTCGCCATTGAACACGCCAGATTTAAACCCAGTCACGCCAACGGCAGGCCCTGGTGATCAGACGGTAGATTTTGAGGCTGAGCTTGCAAGGCTTGCAGCAGAAAACGAAGCCAAGATTAAAGCCGACGATGCTGCTGCAGCTGCTAAGTTGAAAGCTGAGAATGATGCGGCATTGGCCAAGATTATTGCTGACGAAGAGGCGTTCAAGCAGCAGCAAGCTGAGTTTGATGCTGCAGCAAAAGCACAGCTGGACGCTAAAGCCAAAGCTGATGCTGATGCATTCGCAAAAGCCCAGGCTGACATTCAGTCTTTGGTTAACGCAGAAATGATCAACTTGCAAAAGCAAAAAGATGCATTTGCCGCACAGCAAGCGGCGTCTCAAGCTGCGGCTGCGCAGGCGGCTAATGAAGCTGCAGCTGCTCAAGCTGCTATTGCCAAGCAAGTGGCCGAAACTCAGCGACTGTCTGCTGAAATGGCCGCAAAGTCCAAGGCTGAAATGGAATCTATGCAGCGCACATCAGCAGCCAAGTTGGCTGGCAGCCGTAAAGCTGGCCGCACAGCTGCAGATCGCTCGATGCTGTCTGGTTACGGCATGGCCACTGTTGGTGCTCCAACTCTTGGCAGCGCTGGCGGCCTGGGCGGTGGTGGCGGCAGCCTTGGCGTATCTGGAACACTAGGAGTTTGATGATGAAAGCACAAGACAAAGTCGAAAAAGTCATGCATGAGTACAAGACTGGCACACTGCACAGCGGTGGTGACGGCAAGGTAGTCAAAAACAGAAAGCAAGCCATTGCCATTGCAATGTCTGAAGCTGGCATGAAGCGCAAACCACGTGGTGGTCTGATGGCCAACGCAACACTGAAAGACTGATCATGATGAAAATTGAAATCTCAATTGAAAAAGGCGGCGAAGGCAAGGAAATGGAAGACGAAGAGCTGACGCCTGAGCAGATTGCTGAC